AGAATTGTACATCCTTATCGAGCCCTGAGCTATTATAAGTTAGAGTTCCCCCATTTAAAACCGTATCACCGGAAACAGTCAATGTATTTGCTGCAGCTATGTTTCCTAGATTAGCTGCTACATCAAATGCTGTTGAGCCATCACAATAAATAATATATTTTGCACCTGTAACTGCGAGGGTTACTGCTGTTCCTCCAGCTGGTCCAAAAGTAAGAGCATTTCCGTCACGAACTGTTTGATCATGAATAAAATACCATGTTTCAACAGCTTCACATTCAAGAGCTCTTGTTCCAGTCAAAGTTCCTGTTAAGTTAAGAGCCACATTCGCTTGCTGAGATCCACTTCCTGTTCCACCACTTTCAGTAGTAAGTGCTTGTGTTCCATTTCCTGCAACGGAAAGAGAAACATATCCTTTTATTGCTTGTTCTAATTTCTGTAAATTTTCATTAGTGACTGTACCCCATGTTCCAGAATTGGAACCTGTGGTCATTAAGTCTAGATTTAATATTGTCGAATCAGCCATGTATCCTCCTTAAACTTTTGGTACCTCTGTCCATGTATTACTTGCACTATCATCTACTTGATTCCAAATACTCAAGTTAACTGTGCCAGAACTAAATGTAGCTTCGGATCCACTTGCATTTATTGTAGCTCCACCAGTAATAGTACTATTCCCTATACTGAACGTAGCTTCTGATCCCGTAACTGGGACGCCAATTTCTATTACGACATCACCAATACTGAATGTTCCAGCTGATCCAGTAGGCTCTACAAGAGCTCCCCCAGTCACAGTAGAATTACCTATGCTGAAGGTTGCTGCGCTACCAGTTACATCATAAATAGATGCAATGACAACATCCCCAATACTGAAAGTTCCCGCAGACCCAGTAGGTGTTATATTAGCTGTGCCCGTAATTGTCAAGGATCCTGTAGAGAAGGTAGCCGCATTTCCACCAGGGGTGACATAAGTGGAGGTATCACTTCCAGCAAAAGACTTCTCAGCCCACGATGTTTCACCAAATGAAGTATCGTTGGATTCAGCTCCTCTGTAAGTAGTTACAGATCCAATACTAAATGTAGCTGCTGAACCAGTAGTAATTACTGTAATTTCTATGACAATATTACCTATTGAGAATGTAGATGAATTTCCAGTAGGAAAGGCTGTTACCCCAATATCTATAGTAACGTCTCCATCGCTAAATGTAGCTTCGGATCCAGTAACAGGCACCCCAATTTCTATTACTGGTGTACCAATAGAGAATGTGCCAG